CTTGAAACTCTACCCTTTAATGCCATGATACCCCTAGTATCAACTATTTATAAGGATTATCTTGTGGCGTTGGGTGAAACTGTGACTATGCCTTGGATAACACGGGTTACTGAACTGTCTGCCGTTTTGGTCAGTTCCACATCATACACATAACGACCTTCATCTAATGTGGCCGTCTGTGTTGGTGTTAGTGATATCGTAATCTCACCAGTAGCCCTATCAGTGGCGAATCCCACAGTAAAGGTGGCACTCGCACTTGATGAACTGTAAGATTTTCTTATCTGTGACGCACCAGTATAACCTGTCGTATCAAATAGGGAATCATCATCATTGAATACCGTGATGGTACTACTGAATGAAGCCCCTTGGTCTATCAGTAAATTTGCGATTGCTGCCATAAAGACTATTTATCGTCTTTTGGTGCTTCTTCTGGTGTTGTTTCTAAAATTTCTTTTGGTATCGTGGTCTCGTAATATTTCAACAGTACATCTATCTTCTCAATCTCTAATTGATGTTTGATTTTCTGTACTTGCATCTGTTGATATTGTTCCGCATGTAACTTACCCTTAGGTGTTAATGCGTCCATGTTTATATCTTGTGGTTGTTTTGCTTCGTCAGCCATAACTATCTCCATTCTTTCATCGTGTTTCTGTTGAATGGATAACTTTTTAGTTTCCATTTCATCGTAATCAACTTGACGTTTGATCCGTTTAAGTATTTATATACCGTCTTACCAGTCATTATGTACATGTGGTTAAATTTAACTCGTAAATCCACACCCTGTATGTTGATGTATGTATTATCGTCAGCCTCTATCACATAGAACCCATGTAGTTGCCACTCATCTTCATTACCCCACTCCGTCTCATGTTCATTATTGTGGACAAAAGTGTTGAATATAAAGTTAGGTCGTTCAGCGGGTACGAATTGTGCCAGGTTCTGGTTTATACATTTACCCGCAGCCATAATTACCTGCCCATGAAACCCCGCATAGTCATCACCCATGTTCGTGTTTGACCTAGTTGTCACACTGGCAAATTCTCTTACGAGAGATTGTTTCATAACGGCACTCAGGTCCGTCTCAAAAACGTTATCAGTTATTATTTGTAATTTTTCTTCGTCCATATCTTATTCCTATATATGTCAATATAATTAGAGAAGTAATCCCAACCCCACTTGTTCATATGTTTCTCGTATAATTTTGGTTCGTGTTTTACCTCCATCTTCCAATCGTCCCTCTTAAATGGAAATACCAGAGCGATGGGTGTGCCCTTCTTCACTATCTTAATAGGATTCTTGGTCTCGTCCCAATCTCGTAGGGCAAATGGAAAGTTGACATGATTTAAAAATTTATCAGTATCAACGATACCTGTGATTATCCTTATGTCTCGTCTCTCCGTGTTGAATGGTGGTGTGAATATACAACTATAACCTGGTGGTGTTTTAATTATCCATGGATTCAATAATTTCAATGCCATGGGCATCTCATCAGGATAGAAAGTATCTTCAGCAACCTGTGCTTGTGCGTGACCCTCTATCTTATAATTCAAATCAGGTGGATTAGGTTTTTGAATGAGGTCCTCTCTACCAGTAGTTCCAGTAATCTTATAGTTACAACTACCATCTTCAAAAGTTTCGTGTGCTTCTTTAGTGAACGCTAGGTCAGATGGAGCCAGTATGGCATAACCCATTGATACAGCGTCTAATACTGGGACACATTTCCTGATTGTTGGCATGTTCTGATCCTTATTGATGAGGACATCCAACTTCTTATACCAATCTGGCATGACCTTCTTAACAGGTACTGGGTGTAGAAACCAGTCAGCGTATTTACTTATAAATTCTATCTTCATTGTTTTTTGAATGCTGGTGGTAGACCAAGTAGTGGTCTGTTGTCAGCCTTTGTTTCAGAGTTCTCTATTGGATTGTAGTGATAGAATACCTGTGTACATACCTCACCTTCAAACTTTTCTCTCCAGTGTTCTACCTCACAACCTTTGTATACCAGACAATCACCTGGGTTCAAATCGACCTGTTCGCCATCAGCGAATATTGGCCATGGGTCACCACCTAAATTCATCGTCAGGGAAATCTCACATGATTTCCTATCTGTGTGTCTATCTAACGTGGCACCATTCGTGTATACCCTACCAAAAGTGTACATCTCAACTAATTTTTTACCAATCACCTGTTCTACCTTAGGTTGTACCATCAACATGTGGCTATCAAACAACGGGTCACCATATAGAGAATACATGCCAGGGCATTGTGGGTCATTGAATGTTCCGTGTATCATCTCCTCAGGTGGTATATATTGAGCGTCAAATAATTTTGCCGCAACATTTCTCTTTAGTATGAAATAATTACTGAATACCTTTGCCATATCTCCAGTGATTAACTCATCGATAACCATATACTTCTCTCTATCAAAATCTATCATCGCCATTCTGGTCCTCTCAGCCAACACACTACAGAATATCTAGTGCCTCTTGTTATGGGTTTAACTCTATGCCAAAAGAAACTAGGGAAGACTACCAACTGCCCTCTCTCTTTTGAAATCTTTATAATTCGTCTATCTTCTGGTTCATCTGGAGCAATCATTGGATCAATAATCTCTAAATCACCACCATCATATTCTGATGGGTCAGTTATATTACACACTATCGACACCTTACGTTGTCTCCCTTGAATATCATCGCTCTTCATATCTTCGTGGTCAGGATCAAATTGATCCGTGTGCCACCCATAATGTCCATCTGGAGCATTGTATATTGTGAACTGTATGGGTTCTGGTCGAACGGTCTCCCATCCAACATGTTGACATATACCCATCGCACCCTCACATACCCACTTTGCTATCCATGCCTCACTACGAAACCATGATACGTTTGATTTTCTTCTCTTATGTAGATCCTCTAGGTATTCCTTATCGTCTGATAGTTTATCATCACCAGTCGTGCCTAATGTATTTTGTTTCGTCTTACCATATTCTATAATCTGGTCACATATGTGGTCTGGTATCCTCTTTGGTAGTAGATACACTGGTGGATTAAAACTCATTTCTCAATACCCATCGACATAATTATCCTTGGTTCCATCGCTATCGCTTTGTGGCACTTCTTAGGTGGTATGTAGATGAAATCACCCTTACGAATGCTATAATCTTTATCACCAAACACCCTATATATAGTGTGACCGTATAACCCTATTATATACACATGTTCCCAGTCTTGGTGTGAGGCACCAGATAGTGCCATGAATGTTAGATGTAAGTGTATATCACTATACTTGTTATCTGGGTTGAAAATTTTATTGAAGACTTTTAGATATGTTTCGAAGAAAAGATCCTTCTCCACATTCCTTACTTGTAACTGTGTCGATAATATGCCACCAGCGCCATGTGGTCTAAATGCTGGACTCTTAAACTCAGAACCTAGTTCATGTCGTTCCAGTATTTCCGCTAGAAAATTAAAATCTGTCTCTTGTTTGATTTCTGTAAAGTTTGGTATATATACTACTTCTTTTCCGGCATTGATTTTCACAATCAAATCCTCCGTTAGAGCCAACTCACTTGTCCATCCCATATCATCACCTTTTTAATTATATAGTTAGAAAAAAAACTAACAGAAATTGGTATCAGTCATATGACCGTGAATATCACAACCTTTGTATTCACCACCTGGTAGTAAAAAACCACTCTCATCAGTATTAGGTATCCATGTCGTACAGTCACCTTGTGTACCATCTATATTACCAGTACCTAACGCAACTGTTGGCCACTGTATGCCTGAGTGAAATACATCACCAGAAACATAACCAGCCCATGATTTCCAATTCTTACTTGCGTCAGCGTCAAACATATCTCTTAATTTCTGTCTGTATGCTTTGATACGATCCTGAACCGTGCTGTTATCGATGTATGGACTATCTGTTCCAACTAAGAAATCAGATTGCATTAATAATCTGTTTCTCACATCTTTAATCATATCCGTAGGATAAAGTCTCCTATCGTGTATAGTGTTAACACCTGTGCCTGAAAGATTATGTTTGTCTATCCATTTATCCACTGCTGCTGTATCACCTACCTCATAATCACAATTGAATACACTGGTATTGGAAATCTCTACAACATATCCCACACTATCCGTTCTTACAAATTTTGCCATCTCTATATCTCCTAAGCGTGCATGTCAACAAGAAGAACTTGACCAGCCCCTCCAGATCCACCTGTTCCGTTTCCTGATCCACCAGTTCCTCCACCACCTACTGTGACAGATTGTGTTGATCCGTATTCACCAGATCCTAGGAAAGCAAATGCGTTTCCGCCAGCCCCTCCAGCACCACCTGGTGCGTTATTAGTTGGGTGTCCAGCACCTGGACTTCCTCCGCCGCCTTTACCAGCCGCTGTGAATGCTGAGTTAACAACTGTGCTACCTCTACCCGCTCCGTAGATACCTACGAAAGATCCAGTTTGTGTTCCAGCACTACCGGAACTGCCTGGTTGATTTGAACCCGCATTTTGTCCACCTTGTCCTCCGTTACCACCATTAGCAGCCACTAGAGTTCCAAAGGTAGTATTTCCTCCAGCATTTCCACTTGGACGTCTGTTAATATCACCAGCGGGAGTTCCACCCCCACCGCCTCCACCAGCACCTGTTGACATGACCACAACGAATTGTGAAGCCGTGCCTGCCGTGAATGTTCCTGGATTATTGAATGTCGCACCCGTATCGTCTGTGATACCTCCTGCCGCACCAAATTCTAAAGCAGAACCTGGAGAAGCAACTTTTAAAACTTGTCCTGCGGTACCTGATCCAAGACGTGCCAATGGTAATATTCCAGAACCAATGTTGGCTGCGTCAGTGGTATCCGTAGTCGCACTTGCAGCCAAACCACTTACTTTAGTAGCCGCAACTGCCGCAGAAGCGTTAACATCAGCGTCGAGTATTGTACCGTCAGTAATCTGACTTGATTTGATTCTAGTTACCATTGTTTTTCTCCTATAATAGTATTTATAATAGATTTACTCTATATATAAAATTTAATAAGTCACCACAACTCTATCACCTGAACCTGGTGCCGTGTCTAACGTGAGTGTAGTGCCTGAATATGTAAAGTCTTCCGTAGGTTCCTGTCTCACACCGTTTATTGATACGATGAATTGGTTTACATTGTATCCTGAACCTACTGTGAGTGCCACTGTTGAACCATCTCCGTCTAATGTCGCTTTGTTGGCATAACTTGCCACTTTGAATGTCTCGTTTGGTAATGTTATAGTCCTATCTGCTGTAGGGTCTGTGACGGATAACGTTGTCTCAAAACTGTCCGCGGTACCACCCTCAAATACAATTGAACCAGATGATACGACAAAACCCGTACCAGTGACGGTACTCGTTGAAGTAATCGCACCAGAACCTACTGTGCCTGCCAACGTCACATTGGCGCCACTAAATGTTGCCGCTGTTGTCGTGCCTGATTTAACTATTAAATTACCAGATGTGTTTGTTAAACTACCATAAGTAGTCCCATCATCTTTTAAGAATACGTCTCCCCCACCTGCGTCTAATACGATATCAGTTGTTGCGTCTAGCGTAATCGTTGAACCACTATCTATCTCAGCGATAACTGGTGTCGTTAGTGTCTTGTTCGTTAGTGTGTCCGTTGTCGCTTTACCTACGAGTGTGTCTGTCGCATTTGGTAAAGTTATAGTCCTATCCGCTGTAGGGTCTGTTACTGTTATTGTTGTCTCAAAACTATCTGCTGTTGAACCTTCAAATACGATACTATTACTACCCATCGTTAAATTAGCACCTAGTGTAATTGTTGCTGTATTAATAGTAGGACTCGTTAGTGTCTTGTTCGTCAATGTCTCAGCAGCAGTTATCAATGATACTGTGCCAGTTAGATTTGGAAAAGTAATCGTCCTATCTGCCGTAGGGTCTGTGATAGCGAAAGTTGTTTCGAAACTATCTGCCGTACTACCTTCAAATACAAGGGTACCAGTTACTGAGGCAGTTCCTGTTATCGTTGGACTTGTTAATGATGGTGTGTTGAATAAATTCGCAACCGTCATCTCCCTCAATGCGTTGGCACTTGCGTCTCTTATGATGAAACTATCACCAGTCGCTGGTGCCGCACCTAGGTCACTTGCGTTCGATATCGTGTTTACACTAAATGCTGATACCTCACTCTCAATCTCGTTAATCGCACCTACAAGTGACGTTGCGTCTATCGTTGCACTTAAGGTTGCCAAGTCACCAATGTCTGTCGCTGATAAACTGTTAAAGGTCGTTCTAAACGTCTCTAACGTATCCGTTGATGCTACACTTCTCGCTGCCATATTATTTCTCTACTATCTGTTTCAACAAAGATTTTATCTCAAACATCTCTGCCTTTAAATTATTTATATCTCTCACAGCATTTCTCAAATCGTTACTCGATTGTCTCGCCTCTCTGATACGTTGTACATGTATCTGATATGCTGACTTGTCTGTGTTGATGATGGCATTAGATGAACTGTCTCTCACCATCGTTCTATGTCCTTGTACCTGTATTCTACTCATTATACTGCCAATGCGATCCCTCTCATATCCGTTATACGTGGTGGATATGCTGGGTTCGTACCTTTCATAACTATCTTAATTTTGAAAGATGTAAACTCGTTGATATCGCTGTCACTAAACTCATAATCAAAGAAGTCTGTCTTAAAACTATCAGCGTATGGTGATTGACTACGACCCTCAGCACTTATAGCCGCGTTGGCTTGTGTCATCTGGACGTAAGGTATATCTTTCATCTCCCTATCGTCATCGATACCTTTTACTTTTCTGAATACTTCTATCGAAGATGTTGGGAATACACTCGCCGCAATTCTTAAATCTAATGCGGTTGATGGATTCTCTAAACTAATCTCTCTTGTTATATACTTCGCACCCGCACTACCTCCAGTTGGATCTGTCTCTGCCACAAATCCAGTTGTGTTGCCTGATGTAGGACTATCTAGTCTGTTATGTATCGCATATAGACTTGTTCTGGATAGGTCGATAACTGGACTTACGTTTGCGTTCGTAGTGTTCAATGTGATATTATAGAATAATGATTTTGTGCTTGACAAGTGGGTAGTCTCGTTTATAGTCGATAATACTGCTTTCGCACTCGTAAAGTAGAAGTTATCATTAGGCACAATACTTGTAAATGAACTGTCCGTCACGTATGGTGTCTCACTACCGTGTACAGATTGTGTACTTGTAGTTTTGATACTGTGTGTCGATGTTGTATCTGGGAAGTTTAACATACCAATCTTAGGCATGACACTCTCAAAGGCACGGTCTTGCGTTGCCACAACGTCTGTGCTTCCAACTGAACCAGTTGAAGTTGCCGGGTCACCACTTAGTGTGATTGTGTATGAATCCTCAGTTACGTTACCAACATCATGTGTTCCGTTTATAACACTACCTTGAATACCATTGTAATCAGTTGTACCACCAAGACCAGATATCGTCACCTTACTTGGTTTGTTATCCGTCATGCCATGATGTTTATGATTAATCTTAATAATGTTAGGGTTACCACCAAATGCCGTACCACTACCTGCGGTAGCGTTCGTCTCAATTGGATTGTTATCTAATGTCTTAGTCGCCAGGGCGTCATTCGTCATACTGAAAGTACCCTCAGTATTCGCGGTGAATGCTGCCTTGTATAGAGTAAATTTTAAATCTTCCATCTGGTCATCTGTCCATAGTGTCGCATTTTGCGAACGGAATAGAGTACCTAATAATGGTTGAACTGTAACTCGTCTCGTGCCACCAACATCAATATCACCCAATCTACTTACATATGCCTTATAACTCTGACTATCTGGTTTTAAGATAATCGCATATTCTTTATTACCTTGTAGGTATACAGGACTTGGGAAAGTTACCGTGGTCGCTGTTGAAGCGTCCGTAGATGTATTAACACTCGCCGCAGGTACAGTAACCTCAGAGAATGGTATAATTCTTCTACCAGGTCTGCTCTCAATAGTCTCAACCAGATATACTTTGATTGGTATATTATCATCTTTCTCACTAAAGAATAAATCAACCTTAGTTAAGAAGACACCACCAACATCATCAATAGTAAATGTTTGTGCTAATGGATCGCCTCTTGGTTGTTCGATACTGATACCAGCAGTAATATTATCTACCGTTCTTCTCTCATCTGTTTCAGTAACAGTATTTGAACGTATGATTGGAACCCTTGTGGATTCAATCGTCTCTTGTTTAGTAGTTTGTAATCCACGTGCCGTGAATGTACTATCAGCGAAAGTATCAACATCATCATCAATCTTTCTATTCGTTGATGAACTTGTTAATCTGAATACCCTATCACCAGTTCTAAATCTTGTAGCGTCTGTATTTGGTAATGCGAAAGTACCTGATACTGAACCAGTTGAGTCCGTTACTAAGTTACCTCCTATTACACCTGATGTAGGTGTGACGAATGAAGTTATATTCACATTATCAAAGAATGGGAATACCTTAGTGTTAGGTTTTAATCTTGTCGCACTAAATGAAATAGTCTGACTACGAATGAAAGGTATGAATGCCACATCAACAACTCTATCACCAAATGATTGACGTTGTATGTTTGATCCAGAAATCTCTCTGGTAATACCTGTTCTGGTTCTACTTGTAACCGTACCAGATACTGTCGCACCAGCACTTATGTTACCCTGTGAGGCACTCGCTGATTGTGACCACTGACCTGACCAGTTAGTCTGCCAGTTATTCCAAACCGTACCTAGACTATTACCACCACCCGCAAGTGCGGACATGGTGTCAAATAAATTATTATCGTTGATGATTAAGTCTGGTCTTCTCTCTGTCTCGTACCATTCATCTAAACTTGGTGTTAATGCGATATCACCCTGGTATTGGAATACCAAGAATGGGTTACAGTTAACTGATTTAGTAGCGTATGGATTTTTGATGAACTCACTTGATGTATATGGTAGAGTAATCAAGTCACCAGTTTTCTGATAACCTGCTGTTGTTCTCTCAGCGTCCGTGTCATTACTCGCCAACTCAATGAGTTTAACTTGGTCAGTATGGTGTTCTGGTCTCAACTCACCCTCACTCATATCAACTGAACATCTATATTCACCTGATAATACATCACCAACATTGTGACCCTTGAAACTATCTACTATGATACCATTCTTAAATCTATCAAGTCCAGTAGCACTATCTTGTATCTGTGTGTTGACCGCCTGTTGTTCTAATAGACTTAACTGTGTGTAGTATTCTATGTTCTTAATTCTCTGTTCTAACTTACCAATGTCTCTCATCGTGTAACGTCTGTTATCTACCGTTGTAATCTTAACGTCACTCGTATTGAAAGTATATGGTGGTAAGTTTAAGTAGTATAATGCCATAGCGTCATTGAACGGTTCTGGTCTCTGTGGGTCAATCGCAGGCGTTCCTTTTGCCTGTTTGAATAGACCCTCTTGCGTTAGGAATATCCCATCTATTCTACTTAAATAAAATTCGAAGTCTAGTGTTGCGTCACTACCTGGTTTAGGCATATCAACTGCTGATGAACCACCACCTGTGTAGTTCTTCGCACCAATACTATCTACCGCACCAAATCCTACAACGCCACTATCGTTCGCAACCATTGGTCTAAAGTCTAATGCGTCTCTTAATTCTATCTTACCTTTTGTTGGACTGTCGAAAGATGGTATAGCGTCATAATCTACAACACCTGAATAACTATCTACTGAGAAGTAATCTCCACTACCATGTGTGAAGTGTGAGAAAGTGATTAACAATCTACCAGTTGGAGTTTGTGCTCCATCTTTTCTTACGATACGACCAATGTCGTAATAACTATCTCTTTGTCCATTATCTAATGTAAATCTGTCTGTGATATCAGTATGACTTGTTGTCGCTGCCGTACTAAAGTCTGGCGCCATGAATACACTCGTCAATGCGAAGATATCACCCTTACCCATACCAATTGTTTTTTCTTCACAATCAGCCTGAGTTGATATCGCTGTTGTCGCACCTGTTACTAATGCTTTCGTTTTCTCGTTGGCGATACTTCTTGTTATCGTTGCCACGAGTTTAACTTTTGCCGTAGCGAAGTTTGCCCCTAAGTCAATCTGAACTTGTCTACCAGATGGACTACCAGTCAATGTGAACTTACTGTCGCCCTCGTGGTTGTTACCTGATAATGATATGACATCACCAACAGCACCGTCACTCGCACCTGCCGTCATTATCGATAACGTATAGTCTGCCTCAGCGTGAGCGTTGAAAGTCTCATTCGCACCCGCACTAAATGTTGCCTGACCAGATGATGATAAAGTCTCAACGAATTGTCTTCTTACCTTGTGTGACGTATCTGTGATACCTGCGTTAGTGTCTGTCTTCAATGTCTTAATGACATTCTCTGGCAACTTATAAACAAGTGCCGTAGTATCGATATTATTTAATCTCGTTCTTCTTCTCTGTGTGGACGCGGACGTAACTACCGTCTGTTGTGTCTCTGTGATTGACGCCCTGGTATTATTTGTGATACCAGAAATAAATCTACTGTGTTGTGCCCCATTATCATCTTCAAAGACGATGTTATCACCAATCTTTAATTCTGTGTTGAACTTAGTATTCTTACCAAATACAACTGTTGTGCCTGCCGCGATATCAATTGATCCCGCAAGTGTGATATTTGATTTGTCTTTCTCGTTTGCCGCACTCGAACTTAGTACCGTGTCTGCCGTGAAGTTTGGTGACCCTGCCATACCTACAGATTTAACCTCAGCAAACTCGAAACTGTTGACCGCTTTCTGTGTAGAGATATCACCAATTACTGTGCCACTATTCGTTGATGTGCCACCTGTGACCGTCTCTGCTGCCGCGAAGGTACCAGATACGTTACTCAATACGATAGTTGTAAATATAGTTTGTTCAGCGATAAGTTGGTCACCCTCATCTGTCTTGGAAGCGTCCGTGCCATCTAATACTAATGGGTCACCCTCTTCCGTGATAAATGCGTCTGGGTCAGTTGATGAACTGGCAGATATTGCCTCAACAACACCTGTAGCCCCACTCGTTCCGCCTGATACTGTCTCACCAGTTGTGAAAGATACCGCAGTGGTTATACCAACATGTGTGAACATGTCGATATTGAAAAGACCTAATTTATAGATTGAGGTTGTATTTGTTGATAGTGAACCTGCCGTACCAGAAACATATTCGAAGTATCTAGGTTTTGCCCTACCAATCTGTTGAACATCAACGTTAGTCGTTGCGTTGTTCGTGCCTCTAATCTTATTCTTATCTTTGAATAGTGATAACTCTTTGAATGCCTCTGTCTCACCTGATACTGTGCCAATGTCTGGCGAACCATGTATGTTTGTGACATCAACGAAGTTACCAATATCTAATCTCGTTGTACTATTCTGTATCGTATCGAAGTCTCTCGCCTTCTCTATGGTTACAAATTTTTGAGATGTAGTATCTAACTCGTAACCTTTGACATATGCTTTACCTGGAGATAGACCAACAGCCAATCTCGCCTCTGAGTTAGTCGCACTCAACCCATCATGTAAACCGTCACTATCTGCCGCGAAGATACCACGATTTGATCCAGTGTCTTGGTGTTCTCTGACATCTATATCGAAAGGCTGAATTACATAATCACCACTCTCCTCTGCTGTTCTTCTTGCCAGAGTTTCTTCTAAGATATTATAGTCCGCTCTCTTTACAATTCTCTCTGTGTTACCAGTATTCGTTCTCACCAACTCTACGAAGTTTGTATCGTCTGTATCAGTTGTAAGTTTCTTCGCAAGTGTTAATGCGATTTTAAATCTATGTGCCCCTGGAGCGTTGATGTTTGATGAACCAGTTGCGTTATCGTTCAACGATGTATCATCTTCTGGTGTTATGAAACTCTCTGTTACTGTGAATCCAACCCTGTAAGATGGTGTGTTAGTGTATGGGTCTAGTATTAATGTTTCTTCACTATTCTTAACGAAGAACCCATTGACGAAATAGACACCTGCCTGTACGTTGACTGAACTACCTTGACCCAGAGCATTTGAACTCGTAGGTAATGATGTGCCAGATGTACCAACGACAGCACTTGATGATGTGCTGTTATATGTGAAGGTTAAAGTCTCACCCTCTGTAAATCTCTTTGTCGTATTGTCTGTGCCCGACTTCTTGTATATAACATAGATAGTCGCCGCAGCCGTAGAACTCGCCTCACTCGTATTGACAACCTCTGCCTCGATACCTGATGTGGAACCTGTTACGGTTAGACCCACCATGTTTGAAGCGGTCGTTGTAGAGTGACTTGCCAGTTTTACATATTCGTATTTCGTGTTGAGTGTGACCTCACCAGGTATGACCATGCTACCTTCTTTGAATACATGTTCACCAAATCGTTGAACCTGATTTTGAAGTATGGTCTGTAACTGTGTTAGTTCTCTCGCCTGTACAGCGAAAGCAGGTCTGAATAAAAGTCTGTGAAAATTCTTACTGTCTGAAAAGTCATCATAGTAAGGTGAGACGTTAAAGTTTGTTGCCATCTATCTCTCCTAAAACTCTACGATTAACTTTACATTCTCCGTTTGGTCTGACGCCCTAGTGATAGGTTTTCTGTTTTCTACATACAGTATCTCACCACTATCTGCCGTCAACTCTGGAGTAGTATCATGTGAACTTGGTGTGCCTGTCGCACCTGAAGTACCACCAGTAACCGTTGCCGTGCCAGTAAAGGCAGTTAGATTTTGGTTAGCATCGATACCCTGGTTTGCGAATTGTGGTTGTATGTATCTCAATACCTTAGTTGTCGCATTGAAATCAACAACGAACCCTACCGCACCAGAAGTAGCCTGTGTAATCTTCTCGTCTGCCTGGAATGTCCCTGGTGAACCACTGAATGTGATTGACTTTGTTGCGTCTAGTGTCGAAGCACTTGCCGTTGAACCTGTTGTACTGTCTGTTGGATTTCTCAGTAGAGCGATCCTTCTAAAGTCGTTAGTGACGTTGAAGTCACCACTACCATCACCCTGTGTTAAATCTAAATTCATCATTACGAAGAATCCACCTAACTCTGTGATAACGTCTGACGCATGACCACCTGGTGGTGATATGATGAAGTCTATATCAGAACCTGATACGTTTCCAAAATCACTTGCCTTGATACTTGCGAAAGTGTAACCAGTACCTGCGGTCGTTATCGTTACTGCCGTTACAGCATTACCAGATACGACTACCGTACATTCACCACTTGATCCGTCACCTCTTATTGCGACACCCGTATATGTTCCGTTAGAACCACCACTACCCCCAGCGGTTATCTTAACATTTTCTATCGCACCTGCCGTAGTTGAATAGTCTGTACTCTCTGTTGAGAGGTGCATGAAATCTGTCGAAAGGAAGTTTGCCTGTTCAGAGGCAGATAGTGAATACATGTATTTCCACGTGTATCCATCTGCCGTACTGAATACTGACGTTGATTTATTACCCGTAGGTTCAGTAGTTGAGGCTGTATCGCCGTTGTTATCAATACATTTATAAACATCGAAGGTACTATTCATTACATAGAATGTACTATCTAATAAAGTCGTAGCCCCAGAGTTTGCCGCAATTACTGTACCCGCACTATTAATCTCTCCGTAATCGTGCCTGTAATAATCGTATGTTGTGCCAGTCGTCCAGTTTCTTCTTGGAATACATAGAGATATGTCTGAACTTGTTATCTTTTTTGCGGATAATAAGTCATCATAGACATAATGTTCGATAGATCCAACACTATCCACTGGTGTAGGTGGTGCCGTATCTGTCCCATCGTTAAATGCTTGGTTGTCAGCGAACGCCTGTGGTCTGCCTATCGCCAAGTAATATACATCAGCACTCTCAGAAAATGATTCCTGAAACTGTCTGGCGTTATGTACTCTAAAATCTTTTGTAATTATTGCTGGCATTGTCTTTCCTTATAATCTATTTATACACTATTCTGCGGCAATATCGCCGTGATCCCCATTAATTAAAGCGTTATACAAATCTCTACCATGTTGTTCTACGTCAGTAGAAGTTGCTGTAAAAGGTAACCAGTCCTGTGTGTTGTCTCCTAAGTGTGACCATTGACACTCACAATCGATAACTCTAAGATTAGTTCCATCTTCTTGGACTATTGGATTGTCGTCCTTGTCTTTTATAGTTTTCCATTGTGGATTTCTTACTGCTATTAATGTTATACTCATTATGATATCCTCAACCACATAGTTCCTCTGGCTTCGTCACTATCTGAATTAAGTGAATGACCCATACATCTCCATGTTCCAGAGCGATTACTTGCTCCATCATTACCACCAAAACTTACAATATCAAGACCACTTCCTGCTGTTGTGTTACCACCAAAAAATGTTGTGCCACTGACACTATAACAAAGTGCCGCATAAGAGCCAACAGCATCAAATGCTATACCTGATGTTGCAGTTGCCACATTTGCCGCACTTGGTGCTGGTAAGTTTGTTATATTACTTCCGTTAATCGCGGATGCCGTGCCTGTTAATTTACTGGCATCCAATGTCTGTGTGCCTGTTACAGTTACACCACCTACTACTAAAGCCATTACTCTATCTCCTCTAATTTGAACTTGTATTTCTTACCGTTCAATCTGTTAAGTATGTATAAGTTATCATCACCCTCTTGTATCGTCCAAGAACCAGAAGTCCCATCGACCTCATTCGCCCTGTGTCTTGTATTATTCAAGTTTAAGTCACCTGTATATATGTCTCTGAATTGTAGAGAAGCAGAACCTAAATCCTGTGCGTCATCTGACCCTGGTAATAAGTGACCACTGGAATCAATTTTTAATTTATCAGCCCCAGCAGTTTGAAATCTTAAATTATCTCCGTTATGTTCATAAATAACTGCACCTCGTGAATTTCCTCCATCATCATTAAAAGCAATTTTACCATTAGAAGTATTACCACTTAAAATTGAAAGCCCACTCGCACCACTTCCTTCTATTACTAATTCATCAGAATCTGTCGCTACACTCGCACCACTATCAGCGGATCTAATATGAAGTCCAACTCCTAAATCTCCTTCACTACCAACACCCACAACATCATTACCACCACTAATGAATAACATGTTAGCGTTACCACTAGTCTCAACCCTAAAGTCTAGGTCATCACCATCCTCGTTGATAACTACTGCCGTATCTGTTATTGTAATTTGGTCATCGTTGGAAGATGATTGGTCATCAAGTCCTGGTGATGAAACAATGTCTGATGTCACAGCGATTGTACCTGACTTGTCTGGTAAAGTCAATGTTCTATCTGCCGTTGGATCTGTTACAGCGATTGTCGTTTCGAAACTGTCTGCCGTAGAACCCTCGAATACAATAGTTGGACTATTGATTGTTGGACTCGTTAAAGTTTTATTTGTTAATGTCTCTGTCGCTGTGATAAGTGATACTGTACCAGTTAGGTCAGGTAACGTGATAGTTCTATCCGCTGTTGGGTCTGTCGCTGTGAGTGTTGTCTCAAAACTGTCTGCTGTCGAACCCTCGAAGATGAATCCAGTTTGTAGATTAACAGTAGTTGAATCCACAGTTGTTGTTGAACCAGATACTGTTAGGTCACCTGCGATTGTCACGTTGGCGCCACTCATTGTTAGTGCCGTAGTTGTGCCTGACTTGATGATGAGATTACCACCTGTGTTCGTTAGTGAACCAAATGTAGTAGTATCATCTTTTAAGAATACGTCTCCGCCACCTGCGTCTAAGATAATATCAGTGGCAGCGTCTAATGTAATATTACCTGTACTGTCAATTTCTTCTATTACAGGTGTCGTTAAAGTTTTATTTGTTAGTGTGTCTGTTGTCGCCTTACCAACTAATGTATCTGTCGCATTTGGTAGAGTAATCGTTCTATCAGCGGTTGGGTCTGTAACAGCGATTGTTGTTTCAAAACTATCTGCCGTACTACCCTCAAAGATAATTGTTGGACTATTAATAGCAGGACTATTAAGAGTTGGGCTTGTTAATGTTTTATTTGTTAAAGTTTCTGTTGCCGTAGTCAACGATACAGTACCAGTTAGGTCAGGTATTGTGATTGTTCTATCAGCGGTAGGGTCTGTTACTGACAAGGTCGTCTCAAAACTGTCTTCCGTGCTACCCTCAAAAATTAGTGAAGTCCCAAATGCGATATCAGATAAGTTGCCCGTTGTGACTACTGTACCAGTTGCGTCTGGAAAATTGATTGACCTATCTGCGGTTGGATCCACGACACCAATAACTGTCTCAAAACTATCATCAGTTGAACCCTCATTCGTTAGGGTCGTAAATGTGGTTGCTTGAATTGCTGTTGGTTCAAATCGTGTGTTTGATGAATTATATACTAATGCGTCACCATTTGAAGCACCAGTTGTAATAATTCGTAATGCGGTAGTTGAACCTGCCCCTAAGGCTGTATAGATTTCGACAAAGTTATCATTAACCTTATCACCACCTACTCTTAAGGTATCACCCGTCCCATCGTTCGCACTTGATCCTAATCCTATTGCTTGATATGCCATATACTCTATTTATACTCCTTACTTAGCGTTATCATCAAAAGTCTTGCCTGTCGTATCGAAAGTTGTTGCCGCAGGACCTGAAGATGAGAAATCGTCTGATTGATACGACACCTCGCACGGTAATGCGAAATTCGTATGTATTGGTAATGTGAAGTCACCAATCTGTACCGCGTCACCATCGATAGATGTATTCGTACCCATAATCTTCAAATCGTTCAATGTCTTTAGTGTGATACCAGACATACCATTCGTCTCACCAAATGCCGTCAAGGCAAAACGACCTACTGTCGCCAGTCTTGGTCCCGCATAGATAACACCAGTCGTTGGTGTCGTTGAGTGAACGGTGGTGTTAGGTGTTCTATCTTGTCCTAGTTTGAGTGTTATGTCTTGGTTTAAGGTCACCGCCCTGGTGTTCGCTGCTCCCAAAGAGGCATCCAACTCCACTGAACTCTCTGGGTTACTTCGTAATGTTGAACCGTCAGTTGCCGTACCTAGTTTTCTACCAAATTTCTCTCCAAAGATAACTGTTAAGATTTCGATTACTTCATCGTCCTCAGTCTTACCAGACAATCTAGTGAATCCAGTTTTCATTCTAGCATTTAATCTACTACGAATACTAACCTCACCAGCGAAATAGAAACCAGCAGGGTGTACGGCAGATTTGAGATAGTCTCTCCACTCCGTGATACTCTCACCAACTTTTACGATGTATGAATAATCTTGGTAGTATAAACTGTCCTGTATCTTCTTCGTACTCTCTGATATGAATCCATCAACACCACTGAACTCTCCATCTGTCTCAATGACCGTGCCAACACTCGAAGACATTATTGCCGTATCAGCACTTCGAACTCGTGCGGTCGCACCAGAGGTACCACCAGTGAGTGTTACTTTATCATCGAAGGTTCCATCTACCGTGTTCAATGTTAAGATGTTCGTATCTGAATCCAATAATTCTTCCACGACAGCAGTTGTTGTCGATGTGTCCTCGTTTAACAATCTACTATCATCTGAACCGTTATGTGTGATTGTGAGATAGTCTGTCGTGTCTGCTACCTCATATACCGTGTTGACAATTTTATCACCATCTTCCGTGATTATCTTATCTTGTTCGAAACCATCGAAGACTGGATCTGTCACCAGTTCCTCGAAGGCGATACTATCACCATCCTCTGTTATCAAGTCACCCTGTTCGCCATCTAATCGTATCACCGCTTGTCTGTGATCCTCTAACAGTATCGCATAATCTAATTCTTGGAATGGTTCTAGGATTATGTTATCTTCTTTCGTTGAACTCACCGTCTCATTTACAGCGAACGCACCTGATACGTTATCAATCTGCATGTGTAACTTAGGTAGTATCCCAGGTGGTTCTTCGTATCTGAATCCTTGGTCGATTGGTTTAACTGATAATGCTTTACCAATACTATCTGATACAGGGAATACATCTGCCCCACTACCACCAGATGATGTGACCGTAACTGTTGGTAGTGATAGGTAACCACCACCAGCATTTGTAATTAAAATTTTTGTGATATCATTTGTGCCAGAGTTAGTCTGTGCCTCCATGACGAGTTGGTCAGTTGAACTGCCTTCTAACATGATGATACCATCGTCTAGTGTATCTTGTTCTAATGTGAAACCACCATTGACTACGGCAACCTTACCTGCCAGACCAGAACCATGTGTTGGATTTGTGACGTTTAAAACATCACCCTCAGCGTAACCACTACCACCATCATCAACGATTATGTTATCGACACTACCATAAGATGTGTTATCAATCTGTGCGACCATGCCACCCCCACCTCTTTGTTCGTTAGGGTCTATAGCAACTTGTTCACCAACCGTATAGTAACGTCCTGGTTCTGATACCGTCACATCATCTACGATAGAATGAACCGTACATGTTAAGGTAACATCTGGATCATCATTTGGAACACCAGTGAGTGTCGATGAAGTCTGTTGTAATACACTTGATCCATCTTCGTTTAGTATTTGACTATCAGTTTCCAACAACATCGTATCACCATTGTTGGTGACGAATGTACCACTGATACTCGCCTTATTCAATATGAGTGTCGCAACATCTCTCTGGATACCACCAAGTTGAACACTTGATACAGATACATCTTCTACCGTTGCTGTCGCCAGGTTGACGTTAGTATTACCAACGATGTTCGCCTGTGTTATCGTCTGTCCTTTTAGTTTCGTCATATCACCATCTGTTGGTGATACCAATGTAATCTTCAATATGTTTGATGTGTTGAACTTACCAGCAGACACTCTCAACATGTCAACTGTTGGGTAGTATAACTCTGGTGTCTCGTTTAACAACGCACGGAAGAAAATTTCGTGTCCCTTCTTCGTGCCTTTTCTCTTATACAATGATAAGATATTCTTCGTCAGTTGTCTCTTATTTAATCCATCTGTGAGGCTATTTGGTATCGTCTGTAAGAATGTGTTCCTAAACTGAACGAAGAAGTCATCTATCGTATCATTGACGTCCGCATATTCTAATAGTTGGGTTAGTGTCTCGTTAGGGTTACCACGATACTTACCAATGATACCTTCAGCGCCAGATGAACTACCTGTGATGGTCTCACCAGTCACAAATAAACTGTTAGCACTAATATAAATTTTTAGATTGTCCGTGTCCTCTGCCAGTATCGTTGCCGTCTGACCAGAGGTAGAACCTGTTATCGTCTCACCCTTTGTGAACTCACCAACACTACCTTCTTCGTTGAGTATGTAATCATTCTCGTTATTACTCTTATCGTCTGTGCCATCTAGTGCCAGGAAACCCTCTGATGCCGTCTCTAATAATATCTGGTCTGAAGCCGTGACACTCGATAACGTAATCTGTGCCGCCTCCATATAGACGTAGTATTGTTTTAGAAACTCCGCTAATAGTGGATTGTTAGCCTGTATGTGTTGGGGTAACTGTCTGTTAACTAACGGACTTAATTTCTTGTTGAACTTAGCCATAGATTAAGCATAACTTGTTGTTGTTGTATAACCTATACCTGAAGTTGTATCGAAGTCATCAGCCGTTACAGTTGTCGTAGTATTTGTTTCATCAATCTCTATGACCTGGTTACGAACTGGTTTGATATCAATTGAGTTTGGCACAACTGTTAATCTTACCGCCGTTGATGTAGAACCATCAACGTCTGACACTTCGCTTATATGTAATGAGTTTAACACAATCTGTCCAGTCGTGTAGTTAATCGTACCTTGAGTATTGTTCGTGTATGTTCGAACACCTGCGGTGATGTAGTATAACCTCACATTACCCTGTCCGTCTTCGTCTAAGAAATATTCGTTAGTCGTATCGCCAGAGATTTTGAAACCACTCGAAACTAATATACCACCAGCACTTGCGTTATGCCCACTATGTGGATTATAAAATGCGTTGTTGAAACTTATCGTGTAAGTTGTCGTACCAGTCGTTGTCGCTGTGAATGACTTATGTAATTTTACCGTGGTGATGTTTGATAGTATCGCCGTATCAACCTTGTTTATCGTCTCTATGAATTTACTGTGTCTGAACATCTGGTCGAACTGTTGTAGGTTGTTCTCGTTGTATGTTGTAATCGTATTCTGAACTAATGACTTGATTGTATCAGGTGCCTTAGTTGTTGCCTTCTGGTCATACTTGACCACGACATTTAACTGAATGAAAGTTGTCTCTGGATCCTCTATTACTGGTGTGATACTCGCAACGTTGAAGTCTTTCAACTGTGTGACGATATCTGATTTGTTACTCTCTGTAACTGTGACACCAGATTTTGGATTGATAGAGATATAGACACGACCATAAACTGGTGTGCTGTTATCCTCACCACCCCATACCTGAACTGACTTAGCGTTAGGGAAGATTGTCTTCACCCTCGCTTCGTAATCTTTTGTTGTCACGGCACGGTTCTGTGAAGCGTACTGTCTTGGTGCGTTGAAACGAATACTGTCTGGTGTTTCTGGTTCTGCCCCACCTGATGAATTACTCGCCGTTGTGATAGTCGCTGATGAACTACCTGCGATGTTACCAGATAGACTGAAAGATGTGGCACCGTTACTGCCTGTGCCACTCGTCACTATGTAAGATAGTGTGACGATGTTGCCTGTTGATAATGCCTTACCTAGGACACCATCACCAAATATAACTTCGTACTGTTCATCTTCGACACCCTCTAGGTAATAGACCGTTGATGTAGATATAACATCTGCCAAGTCTGTTGACTTCGTGTAAGTTACCGTGGTCGTATCACTTGAACTATTTTGAACTGTTACCTGTAGCGTTGTCGTATCCGCAAATTTATTCTTAATTAAAAATCTTTGGTCAGCGTTTGTAACGTCAACCGTATATTTGTTATTAACTAACGTGCCCTCATAGACTGGTAATTCAGAAAATGTATAGACACCTGAAACTGGTGAGATTGTCGTATCATCTTTAACAATATAGTTGTAAGATGTACCATCAACTGTTGTTGTGAAAGTTGTACCTCTTGCCGCGGTAGCACTTGATCCTGTCAAGTCAGAAACAACCACATTTAATTTCGCAATTGGTGAGGTCGCACTTCTTGGTGTGTAACCTACATGTTTCGCATGTGAGACGATACTGTTTCGTATGTCCGCACTATCTAGGAACATCTCGTTGGCGAGAACATTGGCATAGACCGCGTTGTAGTGTGTGTTGTATGCCAAGACATCTAGTAGAGTTGATATCGTACTCCCTTCGAAATCATAGTCAGTAAATTGGTCTTGTTGACGTAGAAACGTCTTCATATTATTTTTTATATCGTCAAAGTCTAAACTGGTGACACTTAATCTCTTTGCCATTATCTACTTCTTTCTAACATTGTTGTTAAGGTTATTAATTCACCTGGTACATTAACGACATAAAAACTGATAGTCACTTCGTAACTATTTCTATCTGGTTGCGCTGAGGCGATTACAGATACAAGTCTGGCACGTGGCTCAAAATTTTCTATGACCTCAGATACGGCACGTTGTAATACGTTTGCCGTGATAGGGTTCATTGGTTCAAACAATAGTGCCGCCACACTCGACCCAATCTCTGGGTGGAATGGTCTCTCGTAATGATTTGTTAATATCAGGTTACGGACAGATTGTTTGACAGCCTCAACGTCCTTCTTCACAATCAGATCCTTGGTAGCCACGTTCTTCTCAAAAGAAAGTGCCAAGTCACTATAAAGTCTCGTACTCCTGGCACTCGCATTGGTGCCACTTGCGTCTCTATATCCTGATTGTAGTATTGCCATGATAACTATTTATCAAGTTACCCAGCGAAAACGTTAGAACTCCCTGAACTTCTTGTATGGGCGCAGGTGTCAGCGTCACCTTGACGATTGACTGGTTTGCCATTCGCATTGACACTACCACTACCATTGGCAGTTTTAACTCCTATATGCCCTACTGGGTGTGCCGAGACACTATCTCCATCTACGGAGATGGGTTGCCCATTCACATTGACGTTACGACTAGAACTAACGATACCGCCACCAGTATTGCTATCACCATTTCGATGGACACTAGGCACTACCCTGTCCCCTGGACTTGGTGTGTTGGCGTCTCTTTTGTTTGTTCTTAGGCCTTGACCTACAACTGTTACCAATAGATGTGCGTTTCTTTGGACCCTGTCTATAATTATTATTACTTATAGCCATTACCCGTGCTCACAATTCGCACATTCACAACTCTGGCAAGATCCACCACTAGAACAGTGGCATCCGTGTTCACAATTTATACATGTACCCATTATTTCCTCTCTTTCTTCTTGGCAGCCTTCTTCTTCTTTTTGACTACTTTCTTTTTCTTCTTCTTTGGTTCTTCTGGTGTGCCAAAGTGTTCTGCCAGGTTCTTCGTCTTACCCTTCTTACTCTTTGGTTGCCATAAACTATCTGTCATTGTCCATAATTTGTCTAAAAATCCCATAAAATCTCCACTTGTTGTAAAAATACAACACTTTTTATTTGTTCAATATTACTAAGTCATTGAAAAACAACACTTTTAATTTAAAAAAAAGTGTATTTTTTATTTGACTTTCTATTATTTATAGTATATAGTATACCTATAATAACAAAGAAAGAGACTATATTATGAGAATCAAAACTACTAGAAACAACTTATTAAAATATAAAAATACTCCATTTGACGGACAAGATTATGAGACTGCGGCTAACCTTATCTATGGTAGACAGTTTATTGCCGCTACTAATTTTATTGATAGATTAGATACAATGGTTAGAGATACAATGAAAATTGTTATCATCAAATCATGTCCAAAGATTTCTATGGAAATGTTTGGTGCGACAGAATTTTTATACGGAGACGAATAATAACGCTTGACAAATACATCATTGTGGTGTATAGTATAACTATAATAACAAAGAAAGAGACTATATTATGAAACTTGAATTTAAAAACCTCCCTGATATACTTGACTTTATCAAGGACAAATCTAACAAAGACAGTTTGTTCTTGTTAGAGTGTGCGATTAGAGACGCTAAGTCTAACTCTAAACATGACTTCAAAAGAGGAGACCATGTTATCTTTGGAAGACCTAACGGTCGTAAGAGACCTGGTGTCATCTTAACAGTTAACCCTAAGAAGGCTGTCATCAGAGACACCAACCTTGGTGGTATGTGGAGAGTTCCTTACTCTCTAGTGGAGGCAGCGTAATGAGAAATATGCTCTCCCATATGTTATACGATTTTATGTTTGACAATCAGATACCTTTCACTTTCCCAATGTATGGTGAAGTGTCATTGATGAAAAAAATTGATATCAAGTATCTGAAATCTGTTAAAGAGTTTATCAAAAAGAATAGACTACGATTAAGAGTTAGGTATCGTGGATCATCTACGGATACTTATAGACGTGACCCTAGTTATGTCTTAATGAATAATGCTCAAACTTTTGCCTTATATGAAAGGTAATATATTTTGGATTATATTATTTGTAGCGGCACTTTTAGTGCCATTCTTCATTGGTCAAGCCATTGACGGTGAACTGTTTACCTTGAATTTAGAATTGAAAGAGTTTTGGAAGTTTGGTGTGAGGGAGTGTAGGTTATGTTAGAGAAGATTTTGAAGTGTAAGATGAAGTATGATAAACTTGCCATGAGAGAACCAAGGAATGGTAGACAAGTGTATGACCGTATCGTCTGGGAAAGACTTCGAAAAATCTTAATTCAACGATACGGTCGTTTTGATTAACCTCGAACTTCGTCCGCTGATACTTCAGGGACAACTATCTCAGGTTCACTCTCAAAAACAATCTTTGGTACTGGTACTTCATCAATCATCTTCGCAGCCTCTTCACCATATTGGTGACCAAGCCAGAAAGCGAATATAACTACCACTACATAGAAAAATTTTTTCCAGCGATTTTTTGTTATGTCTCTCATTGTGTTTCCTATTTGCCGTTATATCTCTGCCATACGTTGACAGCGATCCAAGCAATTAGACCCCACTTGACTACTGCCATTACTGGTAGTATGCCTGTAAAGATTGATACCGCTAATAAAATTAGTCCGTAATCTTTCCATGCGCCTAAATCTTTGATCCATTTATCCATTGTTTTTCTCCTTGTTTAATTTTGTTTAGAACGTAAATTTCGCACCTGCGCTATAATGTTGTAGGTCTGTGCCAGTATCTAAATCGTCTTGTTGCATCTCAGCATAGACGGTTAGACTTTCTGTCATATCATGGCTCAACCCATAAGTCATATACGTTCCTGTACCTTCTTTATCTCCGTAACCAACTGTCAATGCTTTCCATCCAATCGTTGCTTCCATACCAGTTAGATCCGTTGCCGCATCCTTAACAGTATAAGTTGAAGCGATTGTTAAATCACCTACAGTTGTTGAAGCGCCACCGCCCCAATAAGAGATATCGTTAACCACATCATCAGCGTATCCTACTGATACATCAATGCCACTCATACTATGAGAAAGCGAACCCTCCCACATATCAATACCATCTTGCCCAGCGGAACCATCAATCATAGCCATGACACTTAAAGAGCCATTGTCCAATTTGATTGTGTTCGATGAACGGTCACCATATTTGAATACAGCGTTTGATCCATACACACTAAAGTTAGCAGTCTTACTAACCCATGAATGTGCCTGACGACCAGCAGTGATAGATACACCGTTATTCTCTATACCAACATATGCCAGCCTAGAGTCCAGTGTGTCTGATCCATTATCGTCAACGTCAACGCCCACTTCCAACTTAGCGATACCCGATATGGAACTTCCTTCATCAAAACTTTCGATAACATCTATACCTAGGATTGATCCGTTGTTCTCCAACTTATCGTGTGCCACGCCTGAAGTGTTCTCATCGTGTGACCATTTGTAGTTAAAGGTACCATACGGTGTGATATCCGCAGCCATAGCCTGATAGGCAAATAGCGACATGAATACCGCCGTAATAGTAATTAATCTTAACATATTTTCTCCTTGATTAATTTTAAACTCAACACCCAGAAAGGGTGGATAATGTATTACCTCATGTTTATTTATACTTCTCGTCAAATGTCTCTGTGTATATCCTGTCCACATCCTCTTGGGACTCTAAGACGTATGCCGAAATATGAGTGTAGGCGTTCTTTTTTGCCCATAGTATCCTACGACCACCAGCCTGCCACTTTCTATATTTACCATTCATTCTACGTACCATGATAGGGTGTAACATGCCATTCTGATCCATGTCCTCGAATAGTTCCCTATAGTTTATCCCCCTAGCGTCAGCGTATGATTCCCAGTTGCCAGTGACGTTGTCCCACTTGAAAGTGAGTTCATCTAGTGGTATGAGTTGATGGTGTTGTGGGTGTGTAATTTCTTTTGCGATTAGTTCTTTCACTTCATCATTCATATATTTTTTCCAATAGTCTTCGCTGTTACAATAATTAAATATCTCTAAGTATATATTATCGTTAGTTGCCTCGTAACAGTCGATGTGTGTATAACCATGTTCCTTCGCATACCATAGTCGTTGATTGCCCACAGCGACCTTATCGTTGTTCCAGGTATTGATGATAATTGGATGGGTCATACCATGTAGTCGTATATCCTTATAGAGGGAATACAATCTATGTCTCTGTTGCTTTCGTTCTTGTCCTCCGAGGAATACTTTACGTTGGTCGATACTATCGCCTAGACTTGTAATCTCTCTTACTGTATGATATTGTGGAAACTCTATGTGATTAGCAGTTAATACTTTTCTGGAAAGCAGCATTATATGTATAACGAAACGAAGTTAAATGAGATAGATTTTCTAACAATATTTTTATTTTTATTTGGTTCCACACTATGTTGTAACCATGACGGGAAGATATACAAGGTGTTGTTATCTGGCGTCAGCGCAATCTTCTCCGTATTCATCACATCTGGTCGTTTTATCGTCCTAGGGTTCCAATCATAGTTGATGTAGTTACATGGATGGTGAAGGACCAATCGACCAGTGTTCTCTCCTGTTGATAGATAGACCACACCTGATAGTGTCACACCAGGGTGGACGTGTGTCTCGTTATGGTCACCAAACTTGTTCTCATTATACCATGCGTTGTTGAGTTTCACATCGTGTAACCCAATCTGGTCAGCGAAGGTGTTGGCGTGACGTTCCAACGCTGGCTTCGCCTGTTCCGTCAGGACGATATTGTGTTGTTCGCCAGAACCAGAACCAATCCTAGGCTGAACTAATGTGTGTCCACCCAACTCGATACGACCTGTGTAGAATGGTATACTAAACATCTTCTCGTATGAATGGCATGGACCGTGAAGCCGCGAGTGGTGTCCCCTTACTGATGACGGAGGTCACAAAGGTAATCATCGTTAATCTTTCTTCTTTACTATCGAAACCCTGTGCCCCATGCCACAACTGACTATCGAAAGCCATACACCTATTGAAGATGTTACTTACCCGAGTGTCCTCGATGAACTGCCCATTGTGTAGCCCTCTTGCCTCATCTGCCACCTCCTTCGAAACATTCTTCTTGTAATACTGTACCTTGGTCGTCTGTAGATCCTCTCGTATGTCCTCATTACGTTTCTTGTATAGACATGTACCAGTATCCGCCCTAGCCCCTGGTGTGAGGTAGTTTATTATCGTGTGGGTATGTGGGTAGTCACTATGTATCCAACCCTGTTCCTCACCAGTAATCTTTTGAAAATATGTCTGAGCCTTGACACCAAACATGCCAGACGTTATGTATTCGTGGTCGTAGAACTGTAGATAGAAACGTTTGATGAAGTAATTAAAAAATTCTTTATCTATGTCCTCTAAAAGTAGTGAGCGAACACCTGGCCAGTTCCCGCTTGACGATGGTTTGTACTCTAAACCAGGTCTGTTCGCAAGGTCGATGACATACCATGGGTCATCAAAGAAGTTGTCTGTTATCGTGGTAGGAAAATGTATCATCATAAAAATCTTTCTGAGGGCGGGCAACGTTTAGGCGTCACCCTTCCTAAATTAACCCTCCATGGTACGGTCTGCCAGATTTGAACTGGCATGTCTCTATCCTTATTGGACATAAACGACTTGTATTCGTAGTCCAAGTTGCGTCTACCTCTTCCGCCAAGACCGCAATAGTATATAGTCAGACGGAAAAAGAGGTCCCACAACCACAACTCGATTTTGCCGCTGGGTTACTGAACTTGAACGTAGCCCCGAAATCGTCCTTGTCATAGTCTATCTCCGTACCTGCAAGGTATATCTCATACATCTTATGTACGAGGAGTATGTCATCTACGATCCTATCGTCCCTAGTTTCCTTATCATCAAAACTCCACTCGTACTCGTAACCAGCACAACCACCAGCCTTCACATCTAACCGTATAAATTCCTTATTGTGTTTCTTTCTTAAATCTCGTAAATGCTCGTAGGCATTATCTGTAAGTGTTATGTCCATTTAAGTATTTAGAATGTGGCCAGTTCCGCCCTAATACACCCTAACATATCTCCTAGTATCTTTATTACATTTATAGATTGCTTCGCCATGGCCAGTTCCGCCCTAGTTAAGGTTTATAGGGGAACCATTGATATCGTTCTCACCAGAACTATCTAACAACATCTTATCACCACTCGATATCGTAACCTTATTAGAAGCATCCAATCGAAAGTTATCACAGGTCATATTGATATCATCGTTCACAAACATATTGACGTTACCATTGACATGAAAGTTACATGAACCAGACCGTACCATAATATTAAAGTTAGAGTTAGACCCTACTTCGATATCATAGTTATTACCAGAACTATCAGATTTATTTACTTTTACCTTGAGAGAACCATCAATCGTCTCTATACTATCACCCTCTATGAGAGAAGACTTAGAACTAGACACCACTTCAAACATCTTAGCAACCACATGACTAACTAAGGTACCATCGTTACTATACTCGAAGTAGGAACCACTAGAGTGAGAGAGTAATATACGGTTATGGTCACTACTATCATCGAACTCGAACAAGTGCCCGGTCTCTGTACTATACACATGGTTATAGGGGTACTCAGGCTTATACGTGCCCTCTACTACTAGGGGTTCATCGAAGGACCCACCACTACTACCAGTCACACTCAGTGCCTCCCCTACAGTAGGGATCTCAAAGCCATCGAAGTCCGCACTGGCTACTGCTACCTTACGTATAGCGTCCCGTCCTACAGGATTACTCGCTGTGCTACTGCCTCGTGCATTCTCGTGTACATCACTGGTGTTGGATTCCCTAGGGTATGTGCCACTACCATCACTAAAGCCTATAGTGCTATCAACACTCGTAGGGCTTATGCCAGGTAGTCCCCCTAGGACGTATGGCTCCTGCCTATCAGCATCGAAGAAGGATACCAGGACCCAAGTGCCCTCCACGTAGAACGATGGTGTACTGCCAAGGCCACTCATGGCCCCATCATGGCTTATGACTGTGGCCCATGGGAGGTCCTGTGTAGGTAGTGCCACCCTGTCCTCCGTGTGTAGGCCTAGTACCCTAACTCGTAGCCTGCCTAACTGTTTTGGATCTCCGCGGTCCTCTACAACTCCGTAATAATTCTTCATAGGTCCTCTTTTTTGAAGCGATATGTGGTTTGTTTTGTCTCACTAACTACCCATCTCTTTTCATCTTTTGCGTAATGTAAAGATTGTAAAGGTTTCTGTAAATCTTGTAAACTATCACCTCTGAATGATTCCAACTCAGCACCACGTTTCTTCATATAGGTAGTCATAAAATCTAGCACGTTACTCCTGCGTATGGCCTCTATCCTGTTCTTTATATAGTCTAACATTCTACAGCCTATTCACCACGCTCGTAGGTGTCTGATACCTATTCTTGTTGTTTTCTGCTATACTTTGGTCATTGGATTCGTAGGTCGTCTCTACACTATTTCGTATCACCTCGCATGTGGTGACGTAGGCGTTATTATCTACACGATGGTTGATGGATTCTACTAGGTAGTTCCCTGTGAGGAATACGTCATATGTCTTCTCGTCACTAGCGTTGGTGATTGGTTCGAAGTTTGGCATGGTGATGTGTATGATATCCCCTGCGGCTATGTTACTGTTACCATGCATCTCTATCTTTAACTTGATACCATAACTAGATGTGCTACGGAACTGGTCTGGCTGTAGTTCTCCCGTGTTAGAGTAGTCCGTCGAGTCACCTGTGGATTGGGTGTTGATGTAGGGATCCTTGGAACTTACTGAGATGGTACTATCGGGAAAATCTGTGATACCCTTATCGTCTATCTCGGGTGTGCCTGTGTATAGTGGGCTACCTGATAGACTTGTTCTATTGATGTATGTTTCGTATGATGAGACGTTCTTCGTAAATGACTTGTTCGTCCTGTTGTAGGTGTAGTGTGTGTTGTTGAGTAGGCCATTCGCATTGTCCCTTATCGTGTCCTGTGTACTTACCACCTGTACTGACTTCAGCGTCTTCATCTCCTCTGGCGTATCGACACGTGGTCTCTGGTATGCTGTGTGGAATCGTTCGACCACATCTCTATCCTCGACCCTGTTCTTCTTAAACAATGCGGACTTACTACTGAATATGTAGCCCCTGTGGTTCTCAAAGAAACTGTATGACACGGCATTGTGTTGTGTGGAGATACTCTTCTTGGCAGCCATACGAATGAACTCAAATGGATACATGTTGTTACCCTGTAGGTGTAGGAACTTGTTGGATTCCTCCACGCTCAAACTCTTTGATGTCTTTATGGTCTCACTCATCACCTTGGCGATTATCTGGTCTGATGAACCCTTGTATGCGCCCTTCACTCTCAACTGACTGTTCCTCATGGCGTCTATGCTGACGAAGTGTAGGGTGTAGGTCTGTTCCGTGTTCGATACTGGTATGATGTTCGATATCTTGTATATCCTCGCACGGTGTGTGGTGAAGTCGATGAAGTCTGAACTATCATTCGTGCGTAGGGTGAACTCTATCTCCTCCTGACCCGTGATGGACATGTTGGATCGATGGTTCATCGTATCAGCGATGATGACGTTACCAGACATGTAGGGTGTGTTGATGGACTCGTATATGTTGAGTTCCACCATCATCCTACGGATTGATAGTCTTGGTAGCATCTGGCCAAATAGGACCACATCTTGTAGTAGGTAATCACCTGCGACCATGTCATTTGTGGTTGCCATAATCTATCTCCTAATCAGTTCTCTAAATTCTTCCGTGAATTTGGTGACGTACTGTCTATCTAACAATCGTATACGCCTCTTGTTGTCATTCTCCGTCTGTTCGTACTCGTAGTTGGTGACCGCGACAGCACCAGTCGTATCACTCGATACTGTGAGTTTGGTTGTCGTATCACCACTCGTTGCGTTGACCTCGTAATGGTGTATGCCATCTGGATCAGCATACTTATCACGCACAAAGGCGGACAACGCAACTTGGTCGAGTGGCCAATCGTAACGGGAGGTTACGTTGTTGATGGTGACGATGATCCAGTGTAGTTCTGGGTCGTCATAATACTTGTCTGCCACGATGTCAGGTGTCTCTCCCTCCTTCACATCGTAGAAATCGAACACTAGGGTGTTGGCTGCGACATTTGAACGCAGGTTGACACGCCTTAGAATATCTGTTATAAGTATCTGTTCCTGTGTGTCCTCTAGGTCGTATTGGTATAGTGGGAACTTCTCAAAGTATGCCATTAGAATCCCTCTTTTACAAGTTCTTTTGTGATAATCTCTGTTTCCATGAACTCTAGTGCCAGGTTAATCTCTGTTGGTGGTGGCGATCCATCTACTGGTCGAAATGATTGATGTTCCCCACCTGGACCGTATGATGTCTTCACACTCTTACATACACAGGAGTGGATCATAGGGTACCATGAGTTCTGTGCGCCCTGGTACATGTAGAATATATCAAACTCAGCAGGCATACGCAACTGGCGACCAACTGTCTCTCCGTGCATACGTTCTGGCGAAGCGTGAAACTTAAATAACTTACATATATCATCAACGATACGCACCTCGTTCTCACTTCTTGGTGTAAATCTGAAATTATAACTGAATGACCTGAAACCTACGTTCTTAAATATCGCCTCTAACGCATTATTGGGCGTCTCATTCAACATCTTGTTTATCTGACCCGCTGGATCACCAGCACCTAACATACCACCTAACTTTGCGATACCCTTAGTGCCCAACATCTCGCCAATGGACGCAGCCACCGTGTTCATGTTCGCGGTCGTGCCTTGACTTGCGAGGTAATCACCCATTGATTGTCCTTCGCCTACCAACCCTGCGGTCTGCATCAACACGCCAGCAAGACCTGTCTCACTACTGGCATATTCCATCTGGTAACTTGCCTCTATGTTTGGTGGCATATACAATGCTATCGTGTCTTTCGACTTGATAAACTTACCTGCCTTACGCAGGTTGAAACTCGTTGTGAATCCACTACGTTCATTCGCTGTCAGTTTTATATCCTCCTTGATTGGACGACCAGATACCCTAGATGACCTAGTGATACCCTCTGATGGGTCAGCATTCCTATCTGCCTTACCATAGTTGATGTTGGTATCCACCGTCTGATCCACACCATCTAACACCTTGGTTAGTACCTGTGCTGATGAGTTGAAAGTTGGACTCACATACTTTGATGTGCTTCTTTCAAATATGTGGAATAGTATGTAGTGACCAAAATCATTGTTACCCAAATCTTCTGGGTATTGGTGTATACCAAAATCAAACTTACTCTTTGATAAGTCTAGGTGTGCCGTAGATGCTGGCGATTGGTTACCACGTGATAGGTCTGGACCTGTACCTGATGTCTGTTTGTTAGACGCACCAAATATCGCTCCCTTTACCCTACTCTTTAATCTCTGTAAACTGTCTGACATGTTAACTATTTATGCTATAGTCGACCAATGTTTTAGATGATCCTCTGTTATTATCTGAAATGACTGACCACGTTTCTTACAGTATACCTCTGCGGCCTTCCACTTCGCTTGATTGATGACGTATTGTTCCGCTGTGTATGCCCATGACTTGGTCTTACGTTTTGGTACTCGTGGTGGTTCTGTGTATTTTTTAGGCTTGACTTCCCACACGGTCTCTGTTATAATGCCACTAGAGTTACGATACTTTATCCATATGTCTGGGAAGTATCTACTAATACGCCCTGTCATAGGGTGCTTGTATGGTACGAAGAATTCCTCACTCGCCCACTTCAATACTGACGCATTGTTGTCCAGGTACTTGAAACAGGTGAGTTCCCATGATGACCTGAATATGATGTTAGATGGATCACCCTTGTACTTCGATGGATTCTTCGCCTTGTATCGACCCTGGATCAACATCTTGTTACTCATTCTCTTTACCTTCTTCATACATTATTATTTAGTAACAGCATAAATAGTTTCATATGGCAACAATATTCGATAGAATAAGAGACGATGTAGGAGATAGGGAGTTATCACTCGCCTGGTATCGTAAGAAGGTACAGGCATTGGCAAGTCGTATATCCGCAGGACGATTGATGAGAGAGGGTAAGATACTACAGACACCAGGTCGTAATGTGTTATCATTCTTTCGTTATGACCCAAAGACGAAAGCAGTATTACCATACTATGATATATTTCCATTAGTCATGCCCATACAATCAGCGAAAGGTGGTTTCTTAGGTATTAACTTTCACTATCTACCAATACCAATGAGAATGAGATTGTTAGAGACACTAGCGAAACGTAACTTCAAAGGTGATTACAGGAAGTTGAAGAATATACCACTCGTCAAACCGTGTATCAAACATTACTTACGTTCACAGTTCGCTAGTGGGTTCTATAGATTAGATGAGTTAGATTACGCACCCGCAATATTCATGCCAGTTCAATCGTTTAAGAAAGCAGGTATGACAGCGGCACATAGAGACGCTAGAAGGAGAGCAGGTTAATGGCAAAGTTAGGTGACCCAACAGATTTCAGTTATCGTGTCAACAAGGTAGTAAAGGTTGTTGATGGTGATACGATAGACGTATTGTTAGACTTAGGTTTCGACATAATGTATAACAGTAGAGTTAGACTATTTGGTATAGACACACCAGAGAGTAGAACAAGTGACAAGATAGAGAAGAAGTATGGCATGTTGTCCAAGAAGTTTCTAAAAGAAGCATTGGCAAAGGGCAAGAAGATTTCTATAAAGACTTACAAGGGCGATGA